GGCAATAAAAGAATCAGAACACAAGTATGATTATGTTGCTATTGACACCATTACTGCATTAATTCTATTAAAGAAACATATGATCCTAATTATGATACAGATAAGAATGATCTATTACCATGGACAAAACAAGGTGTATTACTATTAAATAGTGCATTTACTACAACCATTGGTAAACCGGGGACACATCAGTTATTATGGCGTCCGTTTCTGGTTTCAGTTATAGATGCACTAATCTGGAATAATCCTAATCTTATATATGTATTTATTGGTAAACAAGCACAGCAGTATGCTGATCTTATACCAGACAGTAACTACAAGATTATGGTATCACATCCGGCTAGTGTTGCATACAGTAGTTTGGCTAAATGGGATTGTGAAAACTTATGGAGTAGAGTAAACGAGTATTTAGAAAAACAAAATAAACCAAAGATCATATGGTAAATATAGACACAAGAAACGTAAGAGTTACTACTAGACTTACTAAGTATGGTGAAGTAGAATTCAAAGTAGTTACAACTAAAGGTACTTTTACTAACAAGTGTTTACATGATGCATTATCCGAAGCCGGTATCAAGATGACAGGTATCGGTGGCATACTTGCAGCATACGAAAGTAAGTTAGACTTAAAAAGAGATTTTAAAATATCAAGAAATGAATTCAGAAGTACAAATAAAGGTGCAGGAGGCATTAGATAATGCAGTACTGATACTAAATCAACAACTAAATGGTGCGTTAAGAACATTTGCTAAAAATGTTGGTGTTGCAATAGAACAAAGTGAGATCATAAAAAAGGTAACATACCATGATGTATTCATTGACTTTAGAGTTTCACTAGAAGACCTTGTTGATGTTGCTCTTGAGATTAATCCTAAATCAATTAATCTTCATAAGAATAATAAAGATAAGGGTAAAGCAACTGTTAGACAAGTACTTGCATACATTGCAGGTAAGATGGGTTATACTGATGAAGCAATTGCATCACGTGTCGGTTCTTCTCGTAGCACAATTACTCTTGCACGCAAACGTGTAGAAGAAGCATTGTTATTCAACGAGGTTCCTATGCGTAAGTTATATAACACGTTCTTGGAGAAACTAAGAAAACATCCTAACTCTGAAATACTGGATTATGTTATTAATACTTAAATTAGCAGAAACATATGGACATGCTACAACTTTTTCAGTACATAGAAGACAACGGGTTAACACCTAATCAGTATTACTTATTATGGTCTATTAAACATAAGAGAGCACCTAAGCATATTAATAACATGCTTGAGAAACGTCAACTTATTACAGCAGAACTAATAGACAGTTCATTTAGTATTACTGATAAAGGTAACGAGTTACTAAGTCTAATAGATACTCAGGTTATACCAGGTAAAGTGGTCATTAAATCATTTGATGTTGACCAATATCTAAATCTTTTTCCTAAGATTAAACTACCGTCAGGTAAACATGCTAGGATTAATAAGAAGGTAATAACAGAAGCATTTAATTGGTTCTTTAAGAACTATGACTATGAATGGTCTATAGTTTTACAGGCAACTGGTGCATATGTAGATGAATATGAAAGCAAGAATTACTTGTACATGCGTAACTCTCAGTACTTTATACGTAAACAAAACTCAGACAAAACGTGGGATTCTGAGTTAGCAAACTATTGTGACATGATTATCAATGGTTTAGATAATATATCCCCTCATTTTTCAGAAACAGTAGTATGATGACATATATAAAACGATTATTATTGTCGTGTGTCTTATCTATATTTTGCTGGTTAGTAATTAATAATTTAATTGTAGAGGTATCTTTTCTACGGTATTTATTTATAGAAATTCTCTTGCTTTTAAGCTTTAGTTTTTATAAATTTGCCATAGCTAGAACCAACTATCTCCCTAACATTAATGAATAAACAGCATCTTTGGAAAGATCAAAGACAGGGGTTTTCTGACTCCTTAAAGTACCTACAAGGTAGAATGCGTGGGGAAATTAGGAGTATAAAAACTCCATGGAACAAGTTTAATGATGCTACAACTGATGGTCTGGAATGGCACTCCATGACCGTCATAGGCGGCCGACCTGGTAGTGGTAAAACTCTAATTAAAGACCAAATAGTTAGAGAGGCGTTTAACCTAAACCCTAATGAAAAATTTAGGGTATTAGAATTCCAGTTTGAGATGTTAGCAAGAACATCTGCTATACGTGAATACTCTAGTGTACTTGGCAAATCATACAAGTATTTATGTAGTGCTGATGGTCAGTTAACTCCGGAAGACTTTAACATATGTCTTGCGCATGCACGGGAACGTGTAAAATATGCAATAGATATTGTTGAAGAACCCCTAACTGTAGGGGAATTCAAAGAGGTGGTCATAGATTATATGAACACACATGCAGTAAAAAATGAAGATGGGTCAGTAGCATTTACTAATACTATAGTTACCCTGGATCACTCTCTTCTGTTAAAGAAGTCTTCATTTGAAAAAGACAAGTTTGATACCTTGTATAATCTGGGTGAGGCTATTACAGAACTTAAACGTAAGTTTCCTATAGCATTCATTATCCTTACCCAGTTAAACCGGGGTATTGATAACCCAGAAAGAAACGAGGATGGTAAGTATGGAAACTATGTTCTTGAATCAGATATATTTGGTTCAGATGCATTACTTCAGCATGCTGATACTCTTATTGGTATCAACCGACCAGCAAAACAAAAGATAAGATTCTATGGTCCTGACAGATTTATAATAGAGGACGACAAGGTGCTGGTGTTGCATTTCTTAAAATGCCGTAATGGTGACAACCGTATGAGTTTTTTCAAAGCACAGTTTGAAAGGATGCGCATAGCAGAAATGTCTACTCCTCCTCAGCAAGAAAAAAGAACAAAAATTTAAAAAAGTATGAGCATTAAAAAAGATTATGCCATTGGAGAAGAAAAGAAAATGAAGGTTGCGGCCTTAAGGGAAAAACATCAACCAGTATTTGATGCACTAAATGTATCAGATGCCATATTCCATCCTAAGTTAGCATATAGACCATCTGATAAAGATGAGTATTATATGGCATTTTTTCCTAGTGAATTTAGAAAATGTGAGGATATTTATACTGAGTTTGTCAGTGCTAAATGTGACTCAGAAGATGAGACTAGGACATTATGGAAATGGAGATTCAACCCACATTGGGAAGAAGAATATGAGTACATTGATGCAGCCCCTGCAAGGTATTTAGTTCCTGTTAGTGAATTAGTTAAGGTAAATTCTCCTGTAACTCAGAAGATATCACATCAACTAAGCATTGATGATATGATGGTTACTAATGAGGATGGTCCTATAACTGACCTAACTATCCGTGACTTAATAGCAATTTTACACAGAACTCCCGTAAGCAACAAAACCTGGTTAAACAATTTAATAAAATAACATGGAGATTATACTACCTACTAAGAAAGTTCCCGCGGAAAGTTCTAGTCCTAAAAACTTAATCATCTTTGCTAAACCAAAAACTGGTAAGACAAGTTTGTTAGCACAACTAGATAATTGCTTGATACTAGATCTTGAGAAAGGTTCTAAGTATCTAGATGCAATGAAGGTTGAGGCTAATAGTATTGATGAGATAAAGCAAATAGGTAAGGCAATAAAAGAATCAGAACATAAGTATGATTATGTTGCCATTGACACCATTACTGCATTAGAAGAAATGTGTGTACCTTATGCTGAAGAGTTATATATGAAGACTCCTATGGGTAAGAACTGGCTTATAGATGGTAAACCTAAATACGGTGGATTACTTAATCTTCCTAATGGTGCAGGTTATCCATACTTAAGAGAAGCATTTACTAAAGTTGTCAGTTTCATACAGACTTGGGCACCGAGAACTATATTAGTAGGTCACGTAAAAGATACTATTCTTGACAAGAATGGGTCTGAATTTAGTGCATTAGATTTAGATTTGACAGGTAAATTAAAACGTATTACTGCGTCAAACTCTGACTCTATTGGCTATCTTTACCGCAAAGGTAAAAAGAATATTATAAGTTTTAAGACATCAGATGAAGTAGCATGTGGCGCTAGACCATCTCACCTTAGTAATAAGGAGATTGTGTTATCTGAAATGGATGAAGACGGTAATATTACAACACACTGGAATAAAATATACATAGATTAAAATTAGAAAAAAATGATTAGTAGTAAAGATTTAGGTTCAAATGATGGACCATCAGTATCCAAGACATTAAGTCCTGGTCAACACGTATGCAAGATTAACAAGATTACTCTTGATGTACCAACCTTTAACAAAGATGCATTGAATTTAGTATTACATGTAGAATCAGAACCAATGGGTGATGACTTTGAAGGTTTCTTTATTGATAAAGATAACCCAGAGAAGGGTCGCTATGAGGGTCAGGTTGGTCGTGTTAAAACTTCCGAGTATGCATACTCTGATGGTGTAACTAAAAGTGGTATTAAGGTATCTCGTGATAATGATATTGTCCGTGTTATCAAAACCATCTGTTCAGTTACAAAATCATTGAGCTGGTTAGAAGCAAATGATAACAAGCATGAAACTATTCATGAATATGTAGAGGCATTTGCTAGTGATGCTCCTTTCAAAGATAAGTTCATTAAACTATGTATTGGTGGCAAAGAATATCTTAACAAAGAAGGATACATAAACCATGACTTGCATTTGGTTCGTACACAAAGAGGCACATTTAATATGGAGGCAGCTGATGTACATGAAGATCATAGCAAGTTAGTTAAATATGATCCAGATACTCACATCAAGAAGAAGAAGACTGATGTTGATTCATTTGGAGGAAACGTACCAACATCATCGTCAGTTAGTTCTGACTTTGATTTGTAAAGATTAACCAATAACCGATGTAATGGGGGGTGTAAAAAGCCCCCTTTTACTTTACTAAACATATGATAAATTCTAGTTCTACTATTGTTGATATTAAGGATATTCCTACTACATGGATATTTGAGTATTACGGAAATCTTTCAGAGAAACTTGTTGGACAGGATGTAAAAATAAAATCATTGTTTAATCCTGATGAAAGAACTCCTAGTTTCTGTATATATGTAGTAAGTAATTATTATAGATTTAAAGATTTCTCTTCAGGTAAACACGGTACAGCCGAACAGTTTGTTCAGCAGTTGTACGGTATATCATATGGAGATGCTGTAAATAAAATTATATCTGATTACTCTAGATATCTTAGTGGTGGTAAAATAACTACGGATATAGATTCATTTAAGAAGCAGGCAAAGTATAGAATCACGGGATTTACTAAAAGGTCATGGACTATATATGATGCAGACTATTGGACTAAGTACAATATAAGTTCTGCCATTCTGAATTATTATAATGTTATACCTGTAAGTAAAGTTGTAATGGAGAAAGAGGAAGATAATCTGGAGAGTAGACTGGATATGACATTACACATGTCTTATCTATACACTAGAGCAGATGGTACACCTTATCAGTTATACAGTCCTCTATCTACAACTAAAAAGTTTTTGAAGGTAAAGAATTATATACAGGGTACAGATCAGTTAAAGTTTGAGAAACCGAATCTTATTATAACAAGTTCATTAAAAGACATGATGTGCTTGTCTACTTTTGGATTTAACGCAGAGTATGTTGCTCCTACTAGTGAGACAGCAGTCTTACCTACCGGGGTTATGTCAATGTACAAAGCCAAGTATGAAAATATAATTACTCTATTTGATAATGATGATGCCGGTAAAGCAGCTGCATTAAAATATAAAGTTCTATATGACGTACCGTCTGTTATATTACCATTAAGTAAGGATCCATCAGATTCTGTAAAAGATTTTGGTCTGGAAAAAACAAGAGAGGTATTATATCCTCTACTAAAAGAAGCAATAAACAAATGAGTTGGATCTACAAGAATCAGGTATTTACACCTGATATGATTCCTGAAGGTGCTGTAGGTTTTGTATATGAAATGACAGCTATCATAGATGGAAAGTCTTATGCGTATATTGGTAAGAAGAACTTTCATAGAGTTACTAAGAAGAAACTTACCAAGAAGAATACTCCGGCAGACAGACGTAAAAAGAATTATGAACGTGTTGCTAAACTTGCATATGAGGATTACTTTAGTAGTAATGCTACGTTAAAAGAAGCACACAAGGATAAGGTTCCTATCAAGAGGAATATCCTGCAGATATGTTACTCTAAGACAGAGTTAACTTATATGGAAACAAAGTATCAATTTGTCAAGGGTGTACTAGAATCAGACTTGTATCTGAATGGTAATATCCTAGGACGTTTTTATAAACT